AAGATTTGCGCGTGAGTTCGGATTGGAGTTTATGTCATCTGGGAGGCCAGTATTTGATTTAAAAATTGTTAATGAACATAGAAAAAATGTTCTTAAGGTGGGACATGTTGTAGGGGATCATGTAGTGAAAGAAATCGATGGGCTGAGAATATATAAAAAACCTGAACCTGGCGGAGTGTATGTTGTTGGAGCAGATACGTCAGAGGGCGTAGAAGGAGGAGATTATTCTATCGCTGTTATATTGGACAGAAAGACTGGAGAAGAAGTAGCATTTTTTAGAGGATTAATACCGCCAGATAGATTTGCTGAAAAGTTAAACAAGTGGGGTAGAGAATATAATAATGCTTTAATGGTAGTTGAAATAAATAATCATGGTTTAACAGTTATAACAGTCTTAAGGCAATTAATTTATCCTACTCTTTATTTCAGACAAGCTAAGTTTGAAACAATGGGTCAACAGATTTCTGATAGGATTGGATGGAAAACAAATAAAGTTACTAGACCATTGTTGATTGATGACTTGGCTCAGGCGATGAGAGATAAAACATTGATAATACATAGTAAGGAAATATTAGATGAAATGATGACATTTGTTTATGATGATAATGGCAACATGGTTTGTCTGTCAGGATATTTTGACGATACAATCTTTGCTACTGGCATTGCTTTGCAAGGATTTAAAGTATTGTTTGCTGGTAAATTAGATCAATTAGATTATAGTAAGCATATGCCTATTTCTTTTGGGTATTAATATATAATAATTTTAAAAATATGGAGAATGATAAAAAAAGAAAAATTTTAAAGAAACACATAGCTGGCATTAGAGACAATGCAAAGCCAGAAGAAATGAAATCCTTTTATAGGTTTGTTGGCAGTTTAATGGAAATTATTCCTCCTGGATTTAGTGTCCATAGAAGATTAAATCCGTATCTAAGAGGCAAGCCAGAGAGTTGGGAGCAAAGAGAAAGGCGAAATAGATTAGATGAAATGTTTAAAAGAAGAGAATTGGTTTAATATATAATTAATAAATTTTAAATATATGGCGCAAAATATACAAAATACATTGCAACAGTATAACCCAGCAGATTTCTCTAAAAAAGAAATAGAGCTTGTGAGAATATTTAAACTGCAAAGGGATGACGCTAAGTCTTACTTTGAAACTTGCATAAAACCTAGGTTGGACAGATCCTACAAACTTTACATCGCGTATAATGGCGATAGGGCGAAGGAAATAAAGCGATGGCAATCGAATGTGTCTGTACCTTATGTACACTCTGTAGTTGAAACTCTGATGCCTCGTATCCTTGATGCTCGTCCAGAGTTTACAGTCCAGGGCAGAACAGAAGATGATCAATTGAAGGTAGGCAAGCTGCAGCAATTAGTCGATTGGACGTGGGAGATAGCTAAGGCTGACCAAGCTACTGAACTGTTGACTAGGTCTGCGTTAATATATGGGACTGGGTATTTGCAAGTAAGTTGGAAAGTAGATAAGCGCAGATTAAACTTTTTAAAAACGCAAGACTTAAGTAAAAAGAAATACAATTGGGAGAATAGAGAGGAAACATTTTACGATGCTCCTTACTTGGAGTGGGTAGACAATTATTCATTATGGTATGATTGGCATAATGTTGATGGCGCAAGCAAGCAATATTGGTTCAAGAGATTAATATTAACTACTGCTGAAATAAAAAGACGTTATCCAATGGCAGAGAAGAAAAGATTAGATTTCTTAAATAGCTCATCTGGGGAGCTGACTGATTATTCTGCAATAAGAAATCAAGTAAAATTAACTCAAGAACAAATTATAAAAGGAGCTGATTATTCAACCGCAGGATACGATGCAGGATCTGGAAGATATAAAGACATGGGCGGAGTTGATAGCGGAGATTCAGATTTAAAGATGCATGAAGTCTTCGAATGGTGGAGACCATTTGAAGATGCTTATGCGGTAATGGTTGATGATGTCCCTATATTAAAAGGCGCTTCTATCCCTAACCCATACGATTTTAAAGAATCACCTTTTATAGATATCCCATACTTAAGAGTTCCAGGAGAGTTTGAAGGATATGGGCTGCCAATGATTTTAGAGAATCCGCAGATAATGCTTAATACAGTGAAGAATCAACGGCTTGATGCCGCTTCATTGAATATTCACAAAATGTGGGTAGTAAATCCGCTCGCTAACGTTAACAAGGAGGAGCTTGTTACTAGACCATTTGGAATAGTATATTCGGTTGATCCAAATGGAGTTCGAGAGATACAATTCTCTGATGTAAAGGCAAGCGCTTATAAAGAAGAAGAAATGTTGAAGAGCGATATGAGATACGCTTCTGGCGTTGATGATTTTTCTATGGGCGCTGGAGGAGGAGGAGCGTCTGCGACAGAAGTAAGACATTTAAGGGAATCTACATTGGAGCGCGTGAGATTGTTTGTAAACCATTTAGGCGAAGGTTTTTCAAAGGTTATGAGATATTGGATTTGCATGCATAGGCAATTCTTTACTAAGGAAATGACGATTAGAGTTATAGGCGATGATGGAGCGGAAATATTTCCTATAATTGAAAAAGATGATTTAATGGGTAAATTTGATTATAAAGCCGCTGTAATGCCTTCTATCGCTGGTATGAATGACGTTAAGAAAAAGCAGGATATGGATTTGTTCCAATTGCTTATTAACTTACCATTTGTTGATCCGCGTAAACTTGTATCAAAGATTTTGTATGACTGGAATTGGAATGTAGAATCTATCTCTAAGGGAGAAGAAGAAGCCATGCCTCCAGAAGGAATGCCTCCAGAAGAAGGCGCTATGCCAGGAGGAATGCCAATGGAAGGCATGCCAGGTATGCCAGGCGGATTACCAATGCCGATAGCGGAACAAGGAGCAGCCTCTCCAACTACAAAAGAAATACCTCCAGATGTATTAAAAGGAGCGTTAGAGCTTTTACGAGGAAGGCTTCCAGAAACAGCTAATCAGCCAAGCGCAGCGGCATTGCCGATTAATTTGTTGAGGACGGCAGGACCGCCTCCTACTGCGCAAGGCATAAAAACTGCGACTACGAATCCACGTGGAATGAATAGGTCAGCTGGCGGTGGTAGTCCTGCTAAAGTAAATACAAATATTAACTTAAACAATAATTCTAACCCAGAAAGCGCTTTAATGAATAGGACATTCTCATTGCAGCGCTAATAAATCTATGGACAAAACAAAAGAAAAAAAACGAAATATTATTTTTGGTATTTTGGATAAGGCAAAGGAGGGATGGAAGAACTTACCATCACACTTAAAAGACATTTATGACAGAAAAAAAAGAGTTAATGAATTAACTGAATCTGTGGTAAAGAATCTTTATCCAGGAGGTCTTTCTGATATGTTGATTAGAGATAAAATTAGTAAGCAACTTAAGGAAGGCACGTTTGATCCAAAAATTTTTAGAGAATTAGCCGAAAAGAAAAAAGAAAGAAAGAGGGTAGGCGGTATTCCAGCCCTTGAAGCATATAAATAATTAATTATAAATTTAAAATTATGAAGAACAAAAAAACAACTACTAAAAAAGACAAGGAGCAAGAACATGCTCCGAAACAAGAGCAAGAAGATATTAATGATTTGTCATATAAGAGAATGTTTAGTTTGCTAGTAGAATTAACTGATACTGTTTATTGGAAAGCTATTCAGAAATATATTCGTTCAAGGGATATGACTAACATTTCTACGTTTTATAGCATTGATCCATTCAAAGAACCTACTATGATGGCTAGAGCACAGGGAATCCGCATAGGATTATATGATATGGAAAGCGCTATAATACAGGAAAAAAATAACAGAGAAAAGAATAAAGATGAAAATACATTAACAAAATAACAGGACTTGTGTTATACTGTAAGTATAAATAATATATTTACTTGATATTACAATATGCCAGCAAAATCTAAAGCACAATTTAAGTTAATGAAAGCTATTTGCGAAGGAACATATCCAGATGGTTATCAAGGTATTTCCAAGAAGGTAGCATGCGAATTTGTCGGCGGGCAAAGTCCAAAAGGATTACCAGGGAAAAAAAGAGAAATAATAAAAAAGCATTTAAGAAAATAATTTAATTAATTTTTAATTTTAAACATATGGCCACATGTCCGACCTGCGGCGGAAGCGGGACTATAAGCGATGAACAATTTAAAAAAGATTTTAATAATCCAAATATAAAGATATCTGGGGAAGGGCAGGGGCAGGGGCAGGCAACTGTCAACCCTACACCAATATCTCGTCTTGGTAATATTGAAAATATTAATAAGCAATTAGCAGAAAAAGGTCTTGGCAAGATAGAGAGTCGCCCAGGTATTGATTGGACTACTGGGCAAACATTTTATTATTATATAGATCCGCAAGGTAATCGTCAAAATATATCAGGTAGTTCGGCTGGTTGGATGGGTAGGGGGGAAAACAAACAACCAATTCCAGAGATACCTGGCATAACAGTGCCAGATGAAAGTGGTTGGCAAATTGGGCAAGGGCAAGGGCAAACGCAACGAGATTATCAAAAACTTCCTACACCTACACCTACACCTACACCTACACCTACACCTACACCTACACCTACACCTACACCTACACCTACACCTACACCTACACCTACACCTACACCT